TCTTACCCGCGCCCTTTGGCTGGGCTTTCGGCGGAGCGGCGGCTTTCGGCCCTTTAGCGGACATTCCCATGCCTCCGCGGGCGGCCATCATGTCGTTGAAATGCGGGGTTGCTTTCATGCGGTATGATTCGACATGCCGGGCGCGGCCTAATTGAAGCGAAGTTTCGATGGTTGCCCCACGCGAAGGGTTACCGCAGTTTTCCGCGCCCGGCTACCTCTTCCGAACACGACGCCCCAGTCGTCGTCTTCATCGAACGTGAAGTCGTCGGGGGGCACGCCGGATTATTCGACGTGCAACCCAATATATCGCCAGTCACGTGAAACATTCCGTTTCAAATCGAGTTACTGCTCGTGCTGAACTTCGGCGTGCGACGGGTAGACCGCCGGCGGGTTCGCCCCCGGGTTGCCTTTCACGGGCGCAGGTCCCCGGTTCTCCGCCCGTTTGCCTTCGAGTGCGCTGCCGAAGATGCCCGACGGGAAGTTCACCACGCCGCCCGGCTGCCCCTGCGGCGTGCCGTTCTGGATCATCTGCCCCGCCGCCTGCACGGCCTGTTCGATAATCGCCTGCTGCAGCTTCTTCTGCTGCAACTGCGCGATGTGCTGCATGTAATGGACTTCGAGCGCCTTCTGGGCCACCGGATCGCGGTTCGGATCGGTCAGCGACTCCTGATGATCGCGCCAGTGCCGGATCATGTGCACCTGGTCGTTATCCATCGGATTGACGTGTACCTGTTCGCCCTGCTGGATGCGTACCCACTCTTCGCGCGGGTCAATCGATATGTCCGGAGCCGGTGGTTCGGCCACCAGATCCGCGAAGTTCGGATCGCCGAGCGCCTCGTGCGCGTCCCTCGTTGTCGCCCAGAGCGCGCGGGGGTTCTGCACAATAAGGGGATTCTGCAGATCGAGCTGGTAGCGCGCCAGCGCCTGTTCCTTCTTCACTTCCCTTGACCAGAGCGAGTTTGCAAACTTCAGCCGGAAATCGTAGCGCCCGTCGCGGTCCTCAATCGACAAGGCCGATGCCCCGTTGTTCACCTCGAACAAACCGTCGGCGTCTTCTTCCGTGACCCTGAAGAACGTCTGCGGCGGGGTGAACATGTATTCGAGTTCCCAGAAATGCTGCAGCACCAGCGCCATGTCCTCCTGCAGCACTTTCGTATCGAGCGAGATCCGGACGTTGCCCTCTTCGAGCAGCATGTGAGTCTGCGCCGCCGTGCGGGGCGCGTTCGGGCGATCCTGCTGGCGGCCGAGCTGCATATCGGTGAGCCCGGTCAGCTTTTCTCCGTAGCCAACCACCGTTTGCTCCTTCCACACAGCGGACTGCAGATCCGCGCCGATCTTGAACTCTTTCAGATCGCCCGATGGATCGTCCATCGGAATGAACAGGCCCGGTTCGGCCTTGAACGTGTCGGCGTTGAGTCCGGACGCCGGACGGTAGCCGAACATCGGCGTCTGCGCAAACTGCGCCGCCTCGGTCGTCTGGTTGTGATTGACCTTCAGTTCGTCCTCGAGGTCGATCAGCATTTCGCCCATGCCGGGCGACCAGTATGTCCCGTCCTTGCACATGCTGGACTCGACGAACGGACGGCGCCGCTTCATCGTGGGGTACAGCGTCTCAAGATCCTGAATCGAAACGATCAGGTTCAGTTCTTTGATGTACCTCACGACGTACTCGCGCTGGAACATCTCGCGCTTATCGAAGTCCCACTCGCTTGCGTCTTTGGTCGAGCCGCCGCCCTTTTTCCCCACGCCGCCCTTGAGCGGCCGCCAGCGTCCGTACCATTCGAGCACCGTGACCCACTCGCCCGATGACAGCGGATGCTGGTACATCACGCCTTCCGCTTCGTCCTTTTCGAGCTTGATTTCTTCGCCGCGGAAGTCGCGCTGCGTGCCGTGCTGCGCCATGTTGAGCAGCGTTTTCCAGTTCTTCGTGATCCCCTGGTAGCGGTCGTCGCGTTCGCCGCGCAGCAGATCGTCGGGCGTGACCCGGTAACGGCGGATGACGAACGAGAAGTCGTGGATCGTCTTGACGTCCTCCGCCGGCAAGATGATGTCGTCGGGCCACTGCGGCTCGAATGCCGGGCCTTCGTAGTCCACCACGTCCTCGCCCGCAACCTCGTACGTGTCGCGCTTCCACGGGCTGTACGAGATGGATTTGCCGAAGATGCACTTGCGCAGCACGAACTCGCAGAACGGCGAGAGCAGCTTCATCGAATTGAAGACTCGCCAGGTCATGTACCGGCTGATCTTCTTGTCTTTGCGGTAGTCGGACGGCCCGACGGGCACGGCCACGATTTCGGCGTCGTCCCCAAAAAGCGAATCCATCTCCTTTGCCCATTTGGTGAAGATGTTCCACCGGATGAAAGGCACCGGCACGTTCGAGGCGGTCTCTTCGCCCGCCTGCGGCACGTCCACCATCGAGCGCCAGCGGCGGTAGAACTCGCGCCAGCGGTTCATGCGCCGGTTGTGATCGGAGATCGCCGATTCGTAGTCGTGCTGAATTTTCTGCGCGATGCGAGACACTTCCGCCGCTGCCCACTTGAGCTGGTACTCCACCTGAATCGGCGCCGCCGGATCGACGGGCGGGGGCGGGGGCGGAGTTGCCGGCGGAGCTGGCGGAGCGGGCGGGCCCGGCGGGGGCGCCTGCGACGGGGGGGCTTGCGATTGCAGCGGGCCTTTCTGCGCGGGCTTCGGGGGCTGTGGTGTCACTAGTCAGTGATTCGACTAGGGCAGCGTCACAACCTCGATCTGGTCGCCGTTATGCAGAAAACCGGGGTAGAACCGGATCTTGCCGTCTGCCGAGACGGGGTAATAATCGATGCCAGGCGCCTGAAACAGGCCATTGAGAAACACGAGCACCTTGCCGCCCTGCAGAGCGGGAAAGGCCGCTGCGTCCGTCACGGTGTAAACGCGCACGGCAACGGGCGCAGATGGCGGCGCCTGCGCAATCAGGCTCAACCCCGCCAGAGCGGCCGCGACGAGCGTTAGTCCTTTATCCATTCCTTTGCCTCTTTTTCCGCTACCGCTCGTTCCCGCATGATGCGCCGCTCCTCGGCCAGCTGGGTTTTGGTCGAGTGCTCGTTTGGGTCTTTCAGGATGCCGTACGTCGCCAGAAACGCCATGCGCTTCGCCCGGCTCCGCTTCGATGCGCAGCGGTGGCACCCCGGTTTCCCGCAATTACATTTCGGTCTCAGGCTCCCGACGTCGCTTTCGCGGCGATCGGCACGGGATTGTACCGCCGCGGCCCCGACTGCGTGACAATCAGCATCGGTTCGATTTCGGCATCGAGCAGAAACTCCTTCAGAGCCGTAACCGTGACCTTCACGACCGTGAGAAACAGCGCCGCGCCCAGCCGTTTCCGCACCTTCGCCACGTCGGGCGTACGGTCCATCGCGCAGGCCGAGATGTTGAGGCAATGCCGTTCGCCCGTCGCCGTGAAAGCGGCGTCGCCGGGTTCTTTCGAGAGCAGGGCTTTCAGCTCGCCGTAGAGTTTCTGGTATCGCGACTCAAACGGCGCAAACTCTTTGCGCAGCTTGATGAGGTCGCAGAATTCATCGACCGTGGACGGGGGGATCTGAATCAGCTTTGCATCCATACGGTTGAGATTCGACCGTTTGGACGCAAGCGTTTAGCCCGAATGAGCTATCGCCTCGATGAAGTTCCCAGTCCTCATTGCCGGCACGCTGAGACAAGACTCGTTAACACACCACGCCGGGTGTTCGGCGTCTTAAGTCCGCCTTGTGGGGCACGCCGAAAGGTGCAATCTTCACGGGAAACAGGCTATCACGAGCCGCTCGAACGTGCGCCGCGAAACAAGGCCGGGCTCGACATTGCCCGCCGCATCGTGCGTATAGACCGGGTTCCAAATCACGTCGGTCGCGTTCAGCACCTTTTCGAGTGCGCCCAGACCGCAGTTGTAGCCGAAGTCCACAAAGGCGGCCTGTTTCAGTGGATGCCAGGGAAACTGCCCCATGATTGCAAACAGCCGCGCCTGATCCTCCGCGAACCACGCAACCGACTGCGCCAGCGTGCAGGTATCGCCTTCCTTCACGCCCGCCGTATGGCCCTGGCCGATTGTCCAGACTCCGCCGGGGTCCTGGTAGGCAACGAGCCGCGCCGGACCTTCCTCGACGGCGATCCACGCCGCGGCGAGAGCGGCAAGGGTGGGGATCGTCAATTAGGCGCGCGTCCGCGCGGCCACTGGCCGTTATACCGGAACATGAAGGGGCGGCGCATGAGAAGGGGTCTGTACCTTCAGGCCGCTGCGCCCTGTCCGGCGCCGGGCGCATCGAGCCGGAAGCCTTCGTACTGCAGACGGAACCAGTCGCTCATGGCGAGAGCGAACTGCGCTTTCTCGTTCGTGTCGGTGATTGAGTTGAGCCGTTCAACCGCTTGGGCGTGCAGATCGGCGAAGGTCTGTTTGATCGCGCGGGGCGTTTGCTGGGGAACTCCGGTCGGTGTAAACATGCTCCTGAGTCTACGCCTTTTCCTTCCCCGGCGCATTTTCACCCAGTCGTAATCGAACGACGCCGTGCAGCGAAGGCAGACCACATACGGAGCTTCGCGCGGGCCTTGCGGCCACGTCGTACGGCGATGAAAGCAGAGCACAGGCGCGTCAGAAGCGCCCGCGGCCAAAGACGAACAGAAGTACAAGCAGAAGCACGATCAGGCCGAAGCCGCCGCCGTACCCGTAGCCGCCCCAGGCGTGCCCGCCGTAGTAGCCGAAGCCGCCGCCGAACACAACGATCAGAAGAACCAACAGAAGGAGCATGATGCGGGATTCGACGTCTACCGCCCCGCGTCGTTCAGTGCGTTACGCAGGCCGCCGGGCGCCACGCGGTTCGCTTTGGCGTCGATCTTCGCTTTCGTCGCGGAGCTGATATTACCCGCCTTTACCCCGCGTCCTGAGAGACGTTTCGCCGCGATGGCGTGGGCTTTGTCTTCCACCGGGTAGCTTCGGTTCGGTCCTGCGAATGCGGAATCGGGCAGAGCGTTGCGTTGCTTCGTCGTCAGTCGCGCCATGCCGGGTTATTCGACGCCCGACACGTCACGCTCCACGATGACCTCGTACAGCGACTGCACGCAAATCTTGCCGTAGTTGCCGCAGCGATGATTAGGGCAGACCATGCGGCGCGCCGTCCGGTCGTTCCACTCGCTCGGGAGTACCATCATCTGCCAGCCACACAGGCAGTCGGGGATCGGATGCCGCACGGTCACCGTCGCCACTGGAGCCGCCGCGGCCACGACCGGCACGGCGCCAACCAGCGCACCCGCAGCGGGTAGTCGAAGAAACCCGCGCCGGTTCACGGCTTCGCCTTGCCATCTTCGAAGATGCTCCGGACCAGTCGCTCCTCTTCCCGCCGCGCTGCTTGCCCAAGTTGCCGGGCGACTGCGTTGACATCGACGGGCTGAGGTCCTTTCCGGCTAAACGGCACCCACGCCCGCAGCATTCCCCGCTCGCCGAAGTACACGCCGAGCCAGAACAGCGCGTAGCCGAAGAACAGCGCGCTCAAAAACCACTCCCAGAACGTCTTGTTCATCGAATCCTCACATTCGCGCCGCGCCGGTCGTCGTTGCGCGCGGGCTGATTGTATTTTCGTACTTCCGGAGGCGCAAGTAACTGCCGCGACACCGGCCGCGGCATCCGCTGCATGACGATCAGCACCAGCGCAGTCGCGATTACGCAGTCGTCATGACAGCCATTCTGCGCCTCCGCTTTGCCGTTCGGCTTGATGACGAACGTCAGCAGTTCCTGCTGCGTAACCGCGTCGTGGATCGCCAGCGCACCCTGCCGGATCGCCTCATCGAGGTATCCGAGCAGCATGGGCCTGCTAACGCCGGAGGTATCCCAGCCGATCCGGTCGCCGCGTACTTGCGGGTCCTGGTCGGGGGTGAGGCTTCGATGGTAGAGCAGTCCGGCCGGGTAGTCGGCGTTCATCATCGCTTCGAGCATCGAGATGCCGCCGCCGCCCGGATTTCGCTCCCCGCATAGCTGAGCCATGTTATACCACTGGGCAAGCCTCGCCATGTAGCGCCCGGTTTCTCCCGGCATCATGCGCGCCCGCAGCACGGCAACTTGTTCTCCCGTATCCCGGTCAAACACTTCGCCCACGCTGAAATCCGGATCGCTCTGCCCGTCCGCCGGGCCGACGTCCTGACCCTGGGCGCAATCCGCCCCGATCGCGTACAGACGCCCGCGTTCCGGTTTCTTCCAGATCCGGAGCGCACCCGTTTCGCCAGGCAGGAACACGAGTTGCTTCTCGATGCCGATGGGATCGGCCACCAGCTCGCCGACCATCGGATCGCGCTGGATCGGGAACCGCTGAATATGCGGGACACTGAACCTATTACGTGAGCTCGCGGTAAAGGCATCCTCCGCCGTTGCCGGATGCTCACGGCGAAAGCGGACGACATCGCCGGCGAAGTCGTTCTGGATCGTCCACCGGCGCCAGGCCAGTTGCTCAAGGTCGAGATTGTATCGGCCTTTTAGTTCCAGCTCCTCCGCCGTCAACGCATCCATGAACTGCTCGGGCCGCACGGCGGGGGGCATGCGGTTGCCCGGATGCTGCCACCAGCCCATGAACAGCCCGACCCATTCCGACTCGCACGAGGGATCGATCGCCTGCTGCCACATCTTGTGGAACGTGTCGCCGATCGTGCGCGCCGTCCCTTCGATCACCGCCGTCGTGTCGGGCAGCTTCGGGACTGCCGACATGACGGCTGCGAGGAGTTCCGCGGGCTTGGCGTAGTACGGGAACTCCGAGAAATGGACGTTCGTCAACCGGAACGAACGCCCGAAATTGAGAGAGCCCGCCGTCTTCACCTGAATGAAGGAAGACTCGGGCTCACCGCCGTACTCGAAAATGATCTTCTCGCCTTTGACGCCGGATTGCGGCAAGCGTATCACGCCGGCGAACGGCCTGTACAGGTTGTGGAAGCGTTTGTAGATCCCGAAGATGTTCTGGGTGCTGGTGTCGTCGTGCGCGATGACCGCCGTATGCACGCCCGCCTGAAACGCCGTCCCGCGGAAGAAGTGCGCCGCGGTGCCCGTCGTCGCCGTGATGCGGCGTGACTTGAGATAGATCAGCCGGACCGGCACGCCTTTGGCGCGTTGCCGTTTGATCGCGTCGTTGAGCAGGATCTGGCCCGGCGAAAGCTCCATCGGGACGAGCTGCTTGCTCTCCGTCTCGACGACGAGCGACGTCCGGCAAAAGTCCGCGTGATCGCGGAACGAGCGGTAAACGAGGTCGAGGTCCTGCTGGCTTAGTTTGTCGAGTGTCAGTACTTACTGGTTTCGACGCTCGGCCACTTCGCGCCCGTCAAAGCTGTTATGAACAATCACATCGGAGTCACCCGGATGGCGCACGGGCCCGCAGGGACAGCCCGGGTCCGTCGAATGCGGTTGAATGTCGGCGATCGGAACAATGTGGCTCTCTCCGGCAACTTCGATTACCGCCCAGCCCATGTTTGTTTCGATCATTCGCCTCTCACAGCCGCCCCGACGAGCTGGCGATTTAGTTTGTCGAGGGTCAACGATTGTGACTTCGACGTTCCGCGCAGGCCGGGTGCGTTCCAAAGCTCCCCGGCCCGTTGGCGAATCCCGCCGATCCGTTGTCCAGGAACCGTCCGGCGGTCCTTTGAGTATCAACCCTCCTCGGGAAACAAAATCTTCCGCATCTCCGGCGTTGGCGCTTCGATGATGTACGTCGCCGTTTGCGTGTTGATCGCGTCCCTGGCTATTGTTTGCCACGAGGCCAGTTCCAGCGCCCTGAACGCATCGTAGCGATCGAACGCCTCGGCAAACACCTCGATGTCGCCCGACTGCGCAGCATCGTAAAGTTCCCTGATGATGATGCGCCGGGTAACGTCCCGCGTTTCCTTCAGCAAATCGAATTCGCTCATTCGCCCCGTACAGCCGCGCCCACTGCAGCACGCGCGTCAGCCAGCTTCGCGCGTGTCCACATGAGCGATAGTCCCACTTCTTTCGCGGTCGCGGTCAGACTGCGCCCCTCCAGGTGGCACTCCATGACGCGCCGCTCGGGCTGCGGCAGTTCCGCGATCGCCTCCCAGAGCAGCCGGTGGATCTCTTCGGCCTGCGCATCGGCGTCCGGCAGCGGCCTGCGGTCGCGCGTGACATCGAGCAGCGTTCGCGGCGCCTGGCCTCGCTCCTTTTGGTTTGCGGAGACGGCGCGGTCGAGCGAAGTGTGTTGCTCCTCTTTGTACACACGGCGCTTCTGCGAATCGATGATGGCACCGCGCACCCGGAAGTAAGCGTAAGGCTCGAAGCTGCCTTTGCTTTTTGCCGGATCGTACGTGTTCGACGCGGCCACGAGGCCCTGACTGCCGGCCTGGGTCAAGTCATCGATGGCAATGTGCGGCGCAAACATCCAGCGGACGTTTTTGGCGACGCGCTCGACCATAGGAAGCAAAGCGACGATCGAACGCTCGCGGTGCCAGCGCCGCCAGCCGCCTTTGCGCCCCGCCGCCGATAGCCGTTTGCGTGTAAGCGCATCATCCAGCAAGCGCCCGAGGCGGACGTAATCGTCCCACACGGCGCGCTCTGCCGGAGACAGGCTCATTCGGTTCCCGGGGACGCAGTGGCGTCCGCCCCACCTTTATTCATCGGGCTGCGCCCTTCGGCGGTGGATCTGAATGAACTCGTCCCAGAGGACCTGGCCGCCGGTGTCCGGATCGTTGCCCATTCCGGTATCTACAGCACTGTGAATGCCAGCGCGGTTCAGCAGCTCGCGGATCGCCATGATGGCGTCTTTCGGGTGCGTCTTACGCCCGAGCGCGATTTGGATGAGTTTGGCGGCCGCCGGATCGGCAGCCATCAGGATGCGGCGCATCGCGGCAGCTACGACCTGCGGAGCCGATCCGCCGTGCACCCGGCACACACGCCCGCCGCGTATTGCCTGCGCTTTACAGGGCTTCCCGTTACTCTTTTTGGCTGTGCATAGCGTTGGGAGCCAGCTTAGGGCCGTACATGGGACACGTCGGTGCTCTACGGGTCGAGGGGCTTCATGGGTCACCTACAACTGTCGCAGGTTTAGGGCCGCTTTGGGTTAACGGCTTGATTGCTTTGAAGGTTACGACTTGATTGCCGCGCCGCTGTGTCGGCCATCAGAACAGCAGTATCCATCGACGAATTGGGAATTATATACATAAATACCCTTGACAAGTGCGGGGTAACAAAGTATCATTGAAGAGTAGTAGGAAACGAAAGGACACGAAACAATATGAAAACGATACTGTTTATGGGCGGCGACACTCACGAGATGAGCTTGGTGCCGGTCGAAATCGACGATAGCCAGTTCGCGCGTGAACTGGCAGAACGGGGCGTTACAAGATTGCGCCGCGCCGGAGAGTCGAAGCGGCTGCAAGGCGGGGTAGAGGGAAATATCCTATCCTCTCCGCTGTTCACAGATGAAAGCAAAAAACTGGACCTTGGCGGCGCGTACGGTTTCATTCGTGAACTCAGCGAAGACGAAGCGAACCAACTTCGAACCGCGTCGGATGCTTACGTTGCACAGCGCAACGCAAAGCTGGCGGCACAGACTCCGCCGTCTTTGATCGCCCAAGGGCGAGCTTGCTACTCGTGCGGACGTCCCCGAAAAGTGCGGAACGGCGAATGTGTTTACTGCGGAGCGGACGCATGAAAAACATCAGCGAGAAAGAATTCGAAGTCATTGCCCGCCAGCGCGTAAAACTGGCGGATGGAACAATCGGATGGACGGGCGTTTATCGCGCCGCCTACTCCATCGACCGCACGGTAGTCGGTCGGGGGCGTGATTTCATTTTTCTGCCGAGCGCCTATATTGAAGGCGCGGCAGGTGGATCGGGCGAGCGGGCATATTCCAAGATCGCCACGGCCGATGCTATCGCCTTTGCGGCACGCATGGGAGCACCGCGATGACGATCACCCAAACCGCTTATGAAGCATTCTGCAAGGTGCGCGGACTGATTGAGCTTTCCGCGCAAAACAACATGAGCACGCAGCGAACCCAGAACGTGGTGCTCCAGAGACTTGACGCCGATGATCTGGCAAGCGTTGCTGCGTTGCTGGATTCGCACGAAACAGCGGCGTCGGCCAAGCGATTGATTGACGAGGGGAAAAAATGAAAATCATAAACCTGACACCGCACGCCCTGCACATCCGCCGGGCGGATGGAAGCGACATCACCATTGAGCCTAACGGGGTCCACAGCGGAAATCACTGGCTCCGCGTGCGGCGGCAGAAAGACGGAACTATCTGGGTCCGCGTTCCGCAATGCTTCGGATACGAGGTTGCCGCATGAGCGATTTTGCAAGCCGCGTGGCCGGTGAAGTCGCCACGAAATTAGACGAACAGTCCCGCTTCGCCGCGCTGGTCGCCGGTGAGGCGCTGAAGGGATGCGGACAGGAAGCCGATCCTGGGCGCGCAAAACATCTCCTGCACTACGGCTGCGTGATCGAGCGCGAGGTCCGAGACCACGCCGGTTACAAAGTAACCAAACGGGGCAAAGAGATAGCGTTCTCTGAAACGCTCGAAACGGCGATGTGGATCGCCAGAAATTCGGAGTATTGAGTATGAAAATCGTCAACCTTACGCCGCATCCGCTCGTGATACAGCGCACTTGCCCGCGCTGCAACGGTCAGACGTGCGAGGATTCGCGCGGCGAGTGTCAGCAAGGCACTATTACCGAGACCGTTGAGAGCAGCGGTATCGCGCGCGTCGAAACGACTGAAACAGTGATCGGCGACGTGAACGGCATCCCGGTAGTCGAGACTGAATTCGGCGCAGTCGCAGGACTGCCAGAACAGGGATGGGAGTGCCGCGGCAAATTCGTCCGGTTCGACGAGACGAAGCCCGATTGGGAACCATGCCAGGAATGCGGGATGCGATCCACGGATAGCGAGCCTGACCACGTATTCTTCGCTTACGTGGTCTCCAGCATCACCGCGCAAGCGATACTGCACCGCCAAGATGTATACGTTCCAGCACGCCCAATCCGCGATGACAAAGGCCGCATCATCGATTGCGCCGCGCTCGGGAGGATCTCATGAAGCCGCTACTGAGTGGGATGCCGGAACCCGAAACGCCGGTATACCAAGCCAGCACGACGCGCACCCGGAAACGTCGTTGGGTTGGCCCGTTGCCAGCGCCCCGTAATTGGGAAACCGGCGAAAAGCGTATCCGCACGCGCTGGAATCGTCTGAAGTGGTGGCTTGGCTCGCTGCCTGGTTTCGACGCTTCTGTGTGCAGCGACAATTCCGTTTACCTGTTCTGGAAGGGATTCTGAATGTCCCGCTCCACCATTTCAACTTTCCAACTTTTCGAGCGGTTTCCCGATCAGGAAGCCGCTCGAATCTACCTCGAAGGTCGCCTGTGGCCCAACGGTCCTACCTGTCCGCAGTGCCACTCCAGCGCGCGCGTAACGGCGCGTCCGAAGGGCTCCTATCGTTGTGGCGCGTGCAACAAGTTCACCTTCACCTTGCGGGACGGGACAATATTCGGCGCGTCGAAGATCCCCCTACACAAGTGGATCTACGGCATGTATTTACTGGTGACCGCGCGTAAGGGAGCAGGGGCTCGGTCGGTAAAACTCCAGTGCTAGGGATGCGCGAACGCGGTGGACGCACCGTAGCGGGCAAGCGGATCACATACAAAGAGGTGATCGCGTGACGCCAAAGACCCCGCCGGAACTAGACGTAATCGCTGATATCGTGCTGGCTTACAAGCCAAAACCTAAGACAAAGGCTCAACGCAAAAGAGCGCGAAAGGCTAAGAAAAATGCGAAATCGGGGTAGTAATGTATATAATTCCCAAATATTTGTTGACCAGATAACGCGCGCCGCTGTGTCGGCCATCAGAACAGATCCCCCGGCTTGTCCGGCGCGGGCCGCTCGCGCGGCGGAATCAGCCACAGCGGGTACGGCGCCCACTGGACCTCAGCCCACAGCCAAAGCTGCCCGACGCGTCTCGCGCGATTCCTGCGCCAGACGGCGTACCTGTGACGGGCATCGTGCCGGTTGTGATCTGCCGGACACATCAGCGCGACGTCCGACCTCTTCGGATCGTGGGTGGTGTGCGCCAGATTCAGATATTTGGTGACTTCCTGACCACACTTCGAGCAGCGGTTGCCGCGTGCCGCGATAAGGGCCAGACGGTAAGCCCGATGCGCCACACCGTAGTATTTACGCAGCTCAGGACGTATCGGCATTTCAGTCGCGAAACTCCTTCGTGCCCGGCAGCAGGCCGAAACGCGCGATCAGCCATTGCGCCGATTATCGAACATGATCTGCCTGGCGCACTCTTCGCACCAGAGATCGGCCTGATAGCAAAATGCGTTCATCGGATTATCTGCGCGCCTTTCTTCGCCTTGATAGTCAACTTTGGATTGCAGCCCCTGGCGTACACGGTAGTCGCCTTGGGTGCGCTGAGTTCGCTGAGGTTGGTGCAGCCGCTGGCAATTACCTTAGTCGCTTCCGGTGCGCTGAGTTCGCTGAGGTTGGTGCAGCCCCTGGCGTACACGGTAGTCGCCTTGGGTGCGCTGAGTTCGCTGAGGTTGGTGCAGCCGCTGGCGTGCACGTAGCCCACTTCCGGTGCGCTGAGTTCGCTGAGGTTGGTGCAGCCGCTGGCGTCCACGGTAGTCGCCTTGGGTGCGCTGAGTTCGCTGAGGTTGGTGCAGCCTCTGG